GGATATTTGGACTAGAGGCCAGGCTACCTTGCTTAACGACACAGCCAGTTTCTATTCAGGCTCTGCTGCCGCTCAGATAATTGGTGTCAATGATGGGACCAATGACTGCATCTTAGTAACAGATGGAACTGCATTAAAGAAGATTACAACTGGTGGTTCTTCAAGCACCTACACTCAGGCTGGCACAGCATCTACTATCTATAGCCTTACCACTAACGGTAAAGAGTATTTCTTTATCAATGGCAGCCACGTCCATCGAGGAAACATATCTGGATCAACTAGCGATACTGAAATTTATAACGCATCTAGCACTACTCGTGCCACTATCCGCTATGTAAAGCAGCGCCTTATTGCTGCTATAGGAAGTTCTATCTATGAACTAAATCCTAATCACGGATCTGGTGCGCTACCTACAGCTTTCTTTACCCATCCTAACTCATCTTGGGTATGGTCTTCTATATCAGAGGGACCTAGTGCTATCTATATCTCAGGCTATGATCCAAATGGAACCTCATCATCTGTCTTTAAAATTGGCCTAGATACTGCAAACGCTAACGCTTTAGGTTTCCCAGATCTATTAACACCTACTGTTGTTATTGATATGCCACAAGGTGAGCGCATCAATGACTTCGATGTTTACCTTGGTGCCTATGCAGTCCTTGCAACTAACCTAGGCTTTAGAGTAGGTATATCTGATGCAACTGGAGATATCCAGTATGGGCCACTACTATTTAAAGATGCACCTTGTAACGCTATTGCTTTCAAAGATAGTTATGCCTACATTGCAACCCTTGTAGATGGTGCTGCAGGTTTAGTTCGTGTGGATTTATCTACTACTGTTCTAGCAAGTAGCCTGTTCTTTCCTTGGGCTTGGGACCTTATAGCAACTGGCACTACTACCACTGCATCGCAGGTTGCCTTCTTTGGCAACTCAGATAGAGCGGCATTTACCAATGGCAATAATGTTTGGGCTGAGTCAACTACCCTAGTAGCAAGTGGATACTTGCGAACTGGTTACATCCGTTACAACACACTAGAAGCTAAGATATTTAAGTTGATGCAGGCACGAGTAGATACAGCCAATGGCGGAATCTTGATTGAATCTGTTGACTCGTTTGATAACTTCTACACTATCGGTAACTTCTCACAAGGATCAGCAGTGCCAGAGGTTAACATCAACTATCCTCAAACTGCACAAGAGTATCTTGGTTTCCAGTTCACACTGTCTCGTTCAACAACTGATACATCCAAGGGTCCATTGTTTACTGGATACCAACTCAAGTCACTACCGGCAGTGCCACGTCAAAGACTTATCCAATACCCACTATCCTGCTTTGATCACGAATCAGATAGTCTCGGTGTAGAGATTGGCTACGAAGGTTCTGCCTATGCTCGTATGGCTCAGTTAGAGGCTATTGAATCTAATGGAGACAGTGTGCAGATTCAAGACTTTAGAACAGGTGAGTCCTATATCGGACTCATAGAAGAAATGGATTTTATTAACAGAACCCCATCAGACAAACGATTCTCCGGATACGGCGGATTACTACTAGTAACAATTCGGAGTTTATAAGATGACACCTACCAACTGGGCCTCACTTATCGTAGCTGGTATTGCAGTTGTTACAGCCTTTGCTGGAACTATCAGATGGATGGTTAAGCATTACCTATACGAACTTCGCCCGAATGGAGGCAGCAGCCTCAAGGACCAAATCAATAGAGTTGAACGACGTTTAGATGAGGTAATAGATATGCTAATTGATGGACGCAGATGAGTAAGTTAGAAACATTCTTAGAGATAGCACAAGCTGAAGTTGGTGTTATCGAGAAGGATGGCAACAAAGTTAAATATAACAAGAACAACGGACAACCTTGGTGTGGTTACTTCGTCAACTGGTGTGCTACAAAAGCCAAGGTAAAGATTCCTAACTGCATCTATACACCTGCTGGTAAGGCAGGCTTTATGGGTCTAGGCACTTGGTTTAATATTGCAACAGAGAAACCACAACCTGGCGACATAGTTTTCTTTGACTTCCCTGGCGGCGAGAAGGTAGATCACGTTGGTATTATCCTCAAAGATAATGGCGATGGAACAGTTACTACTATCGAAGGCAATACCAGCCCAGAGAAGAAACCTACTGGCTCACAAGCCAATGGTGGAGAAGTTGCCCTACGCATCCGTGCGTATAAGGTAAACAACAAGCGCAAGCTCACTGTATTTATAGTTGGGTTTGGCAGACCGAAATGGAGCAAGAAATGAAAGACCTACTAAAGAAACTAAAAAGCCCAAAGACTAAGGCAGCCTTTATGTCTTACCTTCGTGCTGTTCTAGCATCAGCAGTAACAATGGCTATCGCATTAGCGGTAGATATCGCACCAGAATATGCCATCTTAATCGGTTCCCTTGCAGGACCACTAGCAAAGTGGGCAGACAAGACTGAAAAGGAATATGGCTTAGGCTCTAACAAAGAGTAATACTGTATTTCTGCGAGGCACCACATAGCTCCACTCCAGGCGAATCCTGGGGTGGGGCTTATTTTTTTATGCCGTCATAGTCCCGATTGGTATGAGTCTTCAAGCGGTGGCAGTTAGCACATAAAGTTTTAAGATTACTAGGGTCATTGTTCCAGCGATCACCGTCTATATGGTCAACGTCGAGCTGACTAGAGTGCTCTGGTATAAAGCCACATTCCTCACAGGAATCCTTCTTGTGTTTGCGGTAAGGAGAAAGGCTATTGGATACATTAAGGGCTGCTAGGTTACGGCAACGCCACCTGCCTTTAGGCGTAGATGCCTGTCTATCTCGGAGTCGGATACTTACAAGACCACAGAGGCCACAAATCGCCTGAAATGTGGCCTCATTTATTTCTGTTAACTTATGTTGTGCTTTACTCATCTTTATCTACTGGGCAAGGAACAATTACTAGATTGCCACAGTTGACGCAGGTAGCGTCAAGGTGATACCAGACTAGCTCGTAGTCTTCAAAGGCAGCCATAACGTTAAAGACTTGTGATCCACAAGGACAAACGTGTATCGGTCCCAAGGACCTCAAGTCTGTGCCAAATTTATCAGGCAGGCGGTTCTTATTTTTAAACAGGGTTGGTAGACGGAGCCGCACAGTAACCGTATACTGACCGTTACGCGCCCCTGAAGGGCGCTCAGACCGTTTCAACTCGCTCACGCTCGTATTATACACAGACTCTAGTAAAACAACGCCTAGTAGGAAACTCTGGCGTGTCGTGATATGCTTCACGCCCAAGGAAAGAAGGTGGCCCATTACAACGGTTGTTGGAATAGAGGGTATTGATTACGCAGTTCTAGTAGCTGATAGTCAAATCACAGAATCTAATCTAGTAACTCTTGCACTTAGCACACCGAAGATAGTTGAGGTAGGTAAGTTCCTACTTGCTATATCCGGTGATACTAGACCAGGAGATATACTTGCTTACAACTGGAAGCCACCTACTTATCGTGGAGAGAATCCAGTAAGTTTTATGGGGAAGAAAGTTATCCCTAGTATTATCAAGGCTTTTAATGAAAACAACTACGACTTCAATAAGGTGGATCCAGATGGTGGTTTCGATTATTTACTTAGTTTTAACGGCAATATCTTTCGGGTTGCTTGTGACCTCTCTTTTTTCCAAAGCGATGTCGGAGCTTACGCTATCGGTAGTGGGGGTCAGTTTGCTCTTGGGTATCTGTATTCAGATATCCAGACTGATATGGAGCTAGACGAGGCAAAGCGACTCGCCCGAAAAGCAGTTGAGATTGCATCGGTCCTTGACGTAAACACTGGTAAGCCCTTACAGTTGCTAGTCCAGGAAAGGACGATTTAATGACAGTCATTAAAGAACGTTGGATAACAATAGAAGAAGCTGCTGAACATTTATCTGTCAGTAAAAGTTATTTATATCAAACTAATTTAGCAATTCCAAGAGCTAGAATCGGACACCAATATAGATACAGGATTTCAGATCTTGATAATTGGTTACTTAGTAAAATGGAACAGAGTTCCGAGTGAGTAATCCAAAAGATTTATTGATTGAAGTTCTACGTGCAAAAGATGCAAGTAGATCGCGTTCAATACAAACACAGGTAGGTCCATCAGAACTTGGTGGCTGCCGTCGCAAGGTTTGGTATCGGTTAAATGCACAACCGGAAACTAATGAGAACGAATTAAAACTCGCAGCAATTATGGGGACCGCAATTCACGCAGCCATTGAAGAAGCTATCGGTGCTATTGACCCAAAGGGTGAGAAGTATCTAGTAGAAACCTCAGTTGAATATGGCGATATGAAAGCACACGTTGATTTATTTATACCAGAATCTGGTGATGTGATTGACTGGAAGACTAGCAAGATAAAGAACCTAGGCTACTTCCCGTCAACGCAACAGCGTTGGCAGGTGCAGGTATATGGCTATCTATTATCTAAGAATGGCTATGAAGTTAAGAACGTTAACCTTGTAGCGATTGCACGTGATGGTGATGAACGTGATATCAAGTGGCACACAGAACCTTACGATGAAGCAATGGCACTTGAAGCACTCGG